CTGCTGCGCTGCCGTCAAGACTGTGCCGTCCTCTTGAGTCACGTCAGTAAAGATGGGACCAAGTACATACTTGGTGTACCACTTGCCGTTGATTTCCTCGATGCCCTGCCGCACCGAATACTGATAGCGGTCGCCACTAATAGCCTGCGGCCCCTCAAAGATTGGGTCGATGCCAAGGTCATTGCAAATCGTTTCGTCCCAAACTCGCGGAAGCGAAGTGTTTGCGTGCATCTGCCGGACAGCACCTTGACTCTTGATCTCTCCGGTTGATCTGATGCGATAGTCACCCATTTGCATAACTCCTTATGCGATTGCTAGATAGATGTACGATCCACCGCTGGCGTTGATTCCCGCTGGCGCTGTGCTGCTAATTTCAAAACCAGCACTGTAGGTATCAACGTAGTCGGTGCTGGTCACTTCAGCGGCTGTGCTGTTGAGCAGCAGGTAGGGATCGTTACCAGCCACGATGCCACGAGCAGAGTCCCAAACATACCAGTCGCCAGTGCTGTCGGTGCGCTTGATAAGCACGTACCTAGCGCCGCCGGAGAATCCGCAGTCTATCTGATTGGTGGTTCCGGTGCCGGTGTAGGTGCCGACTTTGGATACGCCGGGGCAGGAGGCGAAGAGGTAGGCGATGTAAGTGGCTCCAGAACTTCCTGTTAAACCACTACCCGTAACAGTAAATACGCTTTCTGTTGCTCCAGTATCGTTCCAATAAGCAGAGTTTGTAATAAATGCACTAGTTGAGTTAAGTTTTAATATCTTTGTCCCATCGCCTAATACTTGAACAGGCCATTCTTGACCATTAAGACTTCTACTTTTAACAATCAATAACTCCGGAGCCACTCCTAAATTATGTGCTACGTTTTGTACAGCCCCTGTCCCCGTATAAGCCACCACATCAAAGAAGCCGGGGGCGCGGCGGAAGTTCCACCCACATATATCTGCACTTGAGCTGTCGTTACCGCTTGCGCTAAGTACACCCAACATTCCAGTAAAACTATAAGCAGTTGATCCGTTTGTTTCTGCACCTGTTGTTGAGCTTCTAAGTAAGTTGTTTGTGAGCCTTGGCATAAACATCTGCGCGGAAGTGCTTCCAGCCCTAAAACCCTGAATTAGCAAATCAACAGGCCACCCCGCATTAAACATTGGGTTTGCTTGGTCAACACCTGAACTTCTGGTGGCAAAAGGAGCAAACACCTCCGTACCACTCTCCGGCACCTTCATAGGACCACGGCGGATGGCGATGTAGATGTAGGTAGTGTTTAACGGAGTGTTAGCAATTGTAAATCCAGTTGCGTTTGGGTAGCACGAGAACGAACCAACATACTCCTGTTCGGCTGTATTTGGCTTCAACAAAGCGGCATTTTGCGACGGGGCATATAGCCCACGCATATTATCCAAAACTTTCCAGTCGTCTCCAGAAGAACTGCTAATTTTCATTAGAACCCACTGTGGCTCCCACCCAAGATTCACCGTGGCATTGCCAGAGCCATCAGTCGTAAACGCCCCACAGCTAATCACATTCTCCGTACCATCCGCCCCAAAGCCCCCAGCGTCGTGGGCGAAGAGGTAGGCGACGTAGGTTGTGCCATCGCCTTTATTGACGTCTTGGTTGATCCCTAAAGTGAAATGCGTATCGGTTGGATCGGTGTTATTCCAAAATGTTCCAGCTGCCTCTGCACGAGTAAGATTTAAGGCAAGCCACTTAGAATTTCCGGTGCTACGATGATAGACAACCCAATCTGACGACCCGATGCTAGAAGAGGTTACAACCTTAATAATAATACACCCCGGAACAGAGCCAAGATTATGGGCAACCGTCCTACCAGCAACACCATTCCCCGTATACGTCACCACATCAAAGAACTTCTCCGCCTTGCGGAAGGTCCAACTAACTTCCGTAATTCCGTTGGAGTTTGGCCCAATCAAACTGCTGCTGTTGGTTACTGTAAATCCCGAAGTTGAAAATGCAGTAACACCGCGAGACGAACCAAAGGCCGATTGGGCTGAAGTGCTATCACTGAAAATTGCGTTTCCCACCCCCCGAACAGTGTCATACCACTCATGGGCTTCAGAGCCAAATGTGTTTGCGGCGCGATTCTTAGCCCAAACCAACCCACCTTCACCAGCCAGATCAATTCCGTTGGTGATGGTCTGAGTGCCGCCGTTGCCGGTGTAAAGGTAGGTGCTGAATACATCCTCGATATATGCGTTTTCCGCCGCGTTCCCAGCGGCGGACACGAGTGCGTTCTTGAGCGTCATACAAAAATGCCCCTTATCTTAAACGTAAGAACCAACATACGCGCCATACAGCGTTCCAGCCACATTCCAAAACACCAACGTGTCGTTTGCGGTCAGCGTAGGTGCTACGTTACCGCCGGACGTGACCCACGTCATCGTCGGCCAAGTAACTGTGTAAGTTGCGCCGCCATTAAGCATCAAGACAATGCTCTCACCCGTCGCAATAGAGCTTGTAAATGTAACCGCGCCGGATAACGTTTTGGACTGCACAGTGCCGTTGGCAGGGTCCAAATCAACACCAGTAAGTGTGTAGACTTCTTCGGTTATAGAGCCAGTAATTATAGGGTCTGCATACGTCTTGTTCGTCAGCGTCTGCGCAGTATTAGTGCTTGCAACGTCTGTAAGTGTGTTGCTAGAAAAAGCTATAGTCTTGTTCGTCAGCGTCTGCGCAGTATTAGTGCTTGCAACGTCTGTAAGTGTGTTGCTAGAAAAAGCTATAGTCTTGTTTGTCAGCGTCTGTGTGCCGTTCAGAGTTACGTCACCAACTGCCGCAGTTACCCATTCTGTGTCCGTAGCACCGGAGTTGAGGGCAAGAACCTTAGAGCCGTTACCCGTATAAGACGGCAGAAGATTAACGCGAGCGCCCGCTGCGGCGGCTGCGCCAGTGCCGCCGTTTGCCACCCCAAGAGTGCTGGAAGAACCCGAGAAGTCAAACGTCCCGTCTACAACGATAGTCTTACCAGCGCCGACATTTAGGCCGACGGAAGTGCCGTCACCCGCAGCGTTAAACACGCCATCAATGTCATCCATGTCGGTGTTGAGCTTGCCACCCCATGTGTCGCGGCTAGCCCCGACTTCCGGCTTGGTCAGATTTAGGTTCGTTGTATATGTATCAGCCACGGCACGGCCTCCTTACTGAACAACCCACGACTCACTCGGTGTAGGCTGCGGCGTCCAAATCTGCCCCGAAACGGTTTCTACAACCCAGCTATCGGGGACTACTATCTCTTTCTCCCACAAATACCGTGCGCTGGCCGTCATGCCGGACGTAACGGTTATTGTGGCCAAACCCGCAGCAATCAGAGAGGCTCCAGCCTCCATATCCGACTGCGTAGCTATATCTAATACAGCAGAGTATATCGCATTTCCAGTAGAAACAAAACCGGAAGATGCCTCCATATTTGCTTCTAGGGTCTGTTCTCGCGTAATCGCGGCAGACATGCCGGACGTTGACGCCCCAGCGCCATAGGCTAGGATAAACACCCCAGCATCGGAATCCGCGCCGGACGTTGCCGCCATTGCCGCAGAAGCAGAGTAGACCTCCCTGCCGGAAGCCGACATACCGGACGTAGCAGCAGCTGTAGCCGCTGCCACCCGTACCCGCGTGCCAGCCGCCGTCATGTCAGACGTAACGACTATCGTGGCAAGCGATATTTCAGTATCTGTTGCAGTCGCCGACATGCCGCTTGTCGCGGCCATCGTAGCCTCTGCTTGCAGTATCTTCTGCACGCTAGAGGTCATGCCGCTTGTGGCGGCCATAACGTCTAGGCGCTCTGTAAGACCATATACAGACGAGCCATAATCGCCGGAGCCGTAATACCCAGTGTCGGTGGCCTCAATAACAATAAGGGCGGCGCTTCCGTAAGCGCCGTCCCCAAAGTCATACGATCCAAAAGCCCGACCGAGATAGGCCATTATTAATCCAGCGTAATATCGAGAGCGCCAGTATTAAAACGAAGCACGTCGCCGGTCGAGACAGCCTTGGAGGTTGTCAGATTCGAGTAGGCTAGGAGGTTGCCACCGGTAGAGGCGTCAAATACGCCAGCGGCCACCACAGTACCCCAGTTAGCCGTTGCCTCGGGGAACTCGATGTCGGCGGAGTTTGTGGCTGTCGCCGGAGCCGTGCCGGACACGCTAAACGTGATAGCCTCGCGGACATAGGAGCCGCCCGACACCTCAGTGCCGCCACCAGTGTCTGTCGGGGCGACCGTGTACAGGGCCACATACCATGAGGTCGGGCGGGTTGCCGAACCAGCCGTCAAAAGCCAGTCAAGCACCAAGTCTTCGGAATAGTCAGTAAACCCTGCCATAATAGGTTCCTTTCGGGCGAGCAATTAGAGGTGATCCGCTGTGCAGTGACCTATTGGACTCATCTACCAAGTCTTTGGTCCGAGTAAGGTAAATCTGCCCAAATGTTGCCATACGCTGATCGTCCATCAAGAACGGAGCGGCATGAGTCAAGGCACCATAAAGGTACACATCCGGTGCTTTTGTCAGCAGCCAGTTTGTTGTATTGCTGTTGGAAAGCGCTGGAATTTTGCCATAATAGATCATCTCCACAGTAACCGTGTCAGACGGCGCTGGGATCAGCTCAATTGCCCCATCCATAATCGAATAGTTGTTGGGAGCTGTGTAAATCTGCCGTTCTTTGATGATGTCAGCTTGGTCAAGCGTGACATAACGCAGTGGCTGGACCCCACCGACAATATGCAGATTTATGGCCTCAATCCAGTCCGCTGGCAACTGAACATACTCATTGCTGGAGTCAGCCTCAGCACGAATTATCATCTCTTGACAGCGCAGGCGCGTATTCAAGTCTGCTTCTGCGAACTGGATAAACGTCTGAATTTGAGATGTTAAGTCAGCACGGTTCAGATAGTCCGCAATGGTGGACTGGAGCGTGCCGTAATTCGTGATTGTAGCCATCAGCTCTTGATCCAGTGTGTGCGGTAGGGCTCAGCTTCCTCAGATGCCAGCCACTTGCGCATAGCCGCCTTGTCACCAAGGATGCCGCGCTTCTGAAGGTCAAGATACACCATCATGGGCAATGATGCCACCTTTACCATTCCATCGTTCAATTTCTCGTTTTTGCTGATGTTTTCGCGTACGGCCTTGTTGTGCTCTGCCAAGCCGGAAACATCAACTGTGCTCTCAAGGACAATCTTATTGTCCGTAGTAAAGTGCATCTTCTGACGAGTGCCAGTGAGCGAATCATAAGCGAGATCAAATGACCCCGGTGCAAAATCTTCCGCCATATTACCCTCTAAGTAGATAGGGGCGGCTTGCACCGCCCCTAGAGATATTAGGAAGCAACGATGTTGGCAATAACAGCGTGTGCTTTTTCCGACTTGATGCGGAGACCGTACTCGACAACCATTTCTTTCTTGTCGAAGTCGCCGGTCTTGGCAATGTCGAAGGTGCGGAACGGGCGCAGGTACGAAACCGACGCATATTCCGGATCAAGCACGAAAGCAAAGTTGCCGGGCTGGAAGCGGTTCGGAACGATTGCCACTTCGCCGAAGTCACCAAGGTAGACGTCAGCAGTAGCAATGATCTTCAGCGGCTGGACTTGATTGTAAGTCACGCGCTGTTCCGCGAGGCCAGCAAACGCCGACACAACAGTCTTGTTGTAAGCGTTTACCATCAGCATCTTGGTCTCGCCGCCCTGTTCCCAGACGTTCTGGATGGCGGTCTTCAGCATGGTTTCCGTGAAGGCAACCGGAGAAGTAAGGCCAGTCCAAGCAGTGTCGGGATAACCGTTGCCGCCGCTGCCGGACATTTCCGACACAGTAGCGCCGTTAGCCTGCGAGTTGGTGATAAGCCAAGTCGGAAGACCAGCGGTGGTGCGGGCAACGGAGGTGCTGCCAGCGGAACCAGCTTGGTTGCTGAGGATAATGGCCTCCATATCGCGCTTCAGCTCTTTCGAAGCCTTAGCGGTCTGATAGGCCATCTGCGTGCGCATACCGGCGTTATCGACGGCATCGTCCGTGCCGGACACCGAGATGATCTTGTTGCTGATCTGAGTGTAGTTAGCAACACGAACGGTGTCGGTGAAGGAAGCGTCACCAGCAGCAGCACCTTCAACCTGTGCGTTTGCAGTGTCGGCGGAAGCAAGAGCGTCCGTCTGCCACTCGAAGTAGGTGTTTTTGCAGGTGTCACGGCCAACATTGGACATGAACGGAGTGTCAACCGGCGAAATATCATAGATGATATTCGAGAGGTCTTCACGGATTTCATTCGACGCATCATACGTCGTTACTTTAGATACAACAGCCATTATCGTCTCCTAGAGTCTAACAGGCTAAACAAGGCAGCCGCGTCATTAACGTGGCCGGATGATTTGAGACGTTGTTGCATCCGCGTAAGCTGATCGCTTCGTTTCGGGGTTCCAGCAGAGCTGCCACCCTTCATCGGTCGTGGCCCCGCCTGCTTTTTGGGCTTGGGGGCATTTGACTGCAGCTCATCATACCGTCGGGCCTTTTCAAGGATGACGATATAACGGGGGTCGTAGACCTGCGATAATTCTGCATCTGAGAAGCCGGTCTTTTTGCCAAACTCTCGCAGTTTCTTAGTCGCAGCCGCCTTTGACTCCGGATTAGCCCATTCTTTTAATTGACCGGCGAGATACTTCGCGCCCTCAACCAAAAGAAGTTTACGGTTCTCTAGTTCCTGCTGTTGCTGTGCCGCTTGTATCTGCTGCTGTTGCATTTGCATTTCCGCAAATTGCTGTTGACGGGCAGCTTGGTAGTCACGCCACTGTTTTTCAACTCTAGGAAACGCTATCGGGTCTTCCTCGTACAAAGCATCCCAATCCGGTTCTGGGATTTCGCTTTCCTGCATATTCTGCATAGCGATGCTTAGGACTTGGTTGATCTGATCTCGTTCTTGATCGAGAGCCTGCTTCTCCTGCCGCAAAAGGTTCAAGTTACGCGAATAATCGGATTGCCGCTGGTAGCCTTCTGTCGCCTCTTTTAATGTGATCTTCTCGGTCTTGCCGTTAATCTTAACGGTTACCAGTTGATCCAAATCAATTGGCTTCTCGGGCTCTTCGCTTTCATCCGCGCCATCTTCTGACTCACCATCTCCCTCGAAACCGTCATCATCGACGGGTGCCTCTTCTTCGGAATCGGATGTCTCGTAGTCTTCATCTAGCGCCGCCTCGGTCTGCTCGACTCCGGCATCTGCTACTTCATTCCCTTCACTTTCGGCTTGAGCCTCGCGGCTTTCCATCAGTGAAATTCTTTCGGCAGCATCTGCAATGCTGATTTCGCTAGGCTGCGACTTCTCAGCGTCTGACATATTTTACCCCACTTTTAACTCCGCTTCAAGCGGTTGTTAAACCGCGCAATATCGGGCTCAGAAGCTAGGGAATCTAGCTCCCTCCGAAACGCGGCTACCGCACGCACCATGTGATACGCACCGTCCCTTGTTTTGGAGTCAGAAATTTCAGACTCCTTCCAGTCCTGTGTAAATTTCTCATCAAGACGATCCAGCACCGCTGCTGTAGCCTTGTCTGTCGCGAGCGCCTTGGCTGCTCGCCAAAGCTCTTCCTGCTCGTGTGTTGTCATTTAGCCCTCTTTACCCATCGCCATACGGCGGGAACAACGCCTTCAAAAATATGATTGTAATTTTCGCCTATCTTGTCTCTGAGCACGTTCCTAATTTCGTTTGGCTCCATATAGAAATCCAACTCTAAATTGTATTTTTTAGCAATATTTTCAATATGATCTCTTTCATGCACTTCATACGATATTTTATGCAGCCAATGATTCGTGCCGAACTTTCTGGCCATATCGTAGATAAAAACACACCCGTTTGGCTTAACAACCCTAGCCATTTCGGCTATTGCCTCGTCCATGTCCGCATGGCCTATTGAAAAGCAGCAAATAGCTACGTCAAACTTATCGTCCGGCTCTGGCACTTCTTCCATGCTACAGCGATGCTGAATGCCTATCGGCTCCATAGAATCAAGCTGGAACTGGCTTATATTGACCATACAAAATTCTATATCCGGTCGCATTTTTGTCCAAAAATGCCCCATAACACCGGTTCCGCTGCCAAAATCTATGACTTTTGCATTTTTAGGCACACAAGCCCAGTGCAGTAATTTGCACAAATGAAGCTCGTCCGTTTCTCCAAACCTATGAGCTTGCAGTATAAAACACCCGTCGTCCATAAACATTTTTGTTGAATTGTTTATGTTCTCAAGGTTTACGGCCTCTTTCATTTACTGCCCTCCCGGTGGCAGCATGCCCTGTGGCGGCATTGGAGGTGCCATAGGCGGCATTTCGGGCTCCATAGGAGGCATTGGCTGCTCTATCGGCATTTGCGGCGGCTGCTCGGGCGGCGCAAACGCCTGCGCAGTCTTGAAAATCTCTTGAATTTCAGTGCGCTGGCGGTCAACTTCAGCCTTAATCGCCGCCATATCAACCTGCGTGCTATATTTTGCTTCAATTTCGGCGGCTTTTAGCTGCGCATCGACAGCCATCTGATCGCGCTTCAAATCGGCGTCAGAAACGGCCTTCTGCCGCTCCAATTCCTGTTTTGCGGCGCTAATAACGATGTCTGCCTTAATCTTTTCGGCTTCAACCTGCGCCAAAAGCTCGGCAGGGTCGGGTTTCTGCTGGCTCTGCGCCATCTGCTGCATGAACGCCTGCACTTCTTGCGGGTTAATTTCCTTAAAGAACTGTGATGGGTCTTGGAAGCCCTGCAAAGTGGCCATCTGAGCCAAAGTATTGCGGAACTGACTTAGATCAACTAGCGGGTTGTTGGGGCCGTACTTCTCAATAGCAGCCTGCTGAAGCTGCATGATCTGCTGTAGGCCCATAATCCGAGCTTCATCCGACCCACGTCCGAGCGCGATGTTCACAACCATGTCCATCGAGGAGTCCCAGCCGCGAGGGTCGACCGGAACAAACTTGTTGCGCAGTCGGATGATCTTCTCTTTGTCTTGATGCTGCACAACGAGCTTCAGAACCCCTTGGAAGCACCTTTTCAGACCATCGGCAAACAGACGCGCAATCATCTCAATGCGGTCCTGCGACGCGGAGAGCTGTGCCTGCACAGCTGCTCGCGTCGTAGACTGCAATACGTCAGCGTCCAGTCCCTGCGAAGTGCGCGAGATGCCGGTGCGCTGCGTCTTCACCTCGTCAAGATAGGCAAGGACGCCGAGAGCCTGCTGGCCTACAAAGGGCTCGGCCAGCGGAGTCACCATGCCGGGAGCGCGAGCGCGAATAATAGCCCCTGTCTCGACGTTCATCACGTCATCGACGTTGACTTGCCCCTCAACAATGACTGTGCGGGGGTGGATGGACTGCGACAAGCTGTCAAGCGTGTTGCGCATGATTGCAGACTTAATGAGCTGTAAGTCCATCGTCTGATCTGCAATAGATTTACCGAAGATCGTATGCGGCGTAGGATCGGGAGCAAGGATAGAGAACGGAGCTTCCTGCACAATCTCATCGTGCAGAATGTACGAGCCGTTACCAACGGTGCAAACCTTATGAAGCTCGGCGATGCCGTCACCATCGCGGTCAGCGCGAATATACGACTCAACGTAAAACACGCGGTCTGTCGTCTCGTCAGTCGCGCTTGTGATGCCGAAGAATGACTGGTCAGCCGGATTACGGGTGATGACCTCCATGTTCATCTCAAACCCGCCGGTTCCGGCATTCTCCTCAATTATGTCGCGGTCGTAGCCCATGGCTACAAGCTCGGAAATCGTCGTCAGCTTGCGGCGGCCAACATAGATCGAGTCGTCAATGCTGGTGGCTTCGTTGCTGATCAAGAACTGCTCGGGAGGAACGCACTCAACAACATAACGAGGCGTTTTCTTGACACGGCGTACGCGCAGAGCAATGAACTGCTCGCCCGTGTCCATGTTGATCTCTTCGTCAAGCTCCTCCATTTCCACAGTTGGGTCCTGTAAAATGAAGTTGACTTCTTCTTGCGTCAGCCCGGAATACGAATAATACTCTACAGACTCATCATCAACCTTGTGCCACGTCAAGATGCCGGTCTTGAGGATGAGCGCGTCCTTCATTGCGTCGTGAAGGATTTTAAAGCCGTGGTTTTCCTGCTCAAAGATGTAGTTTATTAGGTCGGTGGCTTGTTCCGCAGCAGCCACGTCTTCAGCGCTTTTAGGGACAAACTCAAGGATTTTGTCACCGCCAGTAAAAATTCTGAGCAGCGAAGGCAGCATTGCCAAAATCGTATCTCGCACTTCCGTAAGAACGACTTGAGACCTGCCAACTTCCTCATTGCCAAATTTATCACCCAAATAAAAGGACATAGCAGCTTCGCGCTCGGGCGCAATATAGCTGTCAATGTATGTCGAAGAGTCTGATATAGCTTGCGCAACAACATACCTAAATTCCTCATCGGTCATTGGCCGGTCGTATGGCGTCAGATACCCAGTCTCTTCATTATAGGCGGAGTCTGTAGCGCCATCTGCCGACTGGGGTACTAGGCTAGGGTCGTAGCCAATAACCTTATCTTGATCCATCAGACTATCCTATTTCTTAGTCTTGTTCCGCGCAGAGATGGCTGAAGCCTTCTTCTTGGCGTCCGCCTTCGACGAAGCGCCCCACGCATTAAGAGACAGCAGCAAGCGTGTAGGCTCGCCTTTGCTATCGCGTTCCGGCCCCGGCATGTTGCCCATGCGGGCCAAAAAGGAAGCGCGGCGAGGATTGTCGCCGCTTTTGACCGGAGCTTTCAAATTCATGCCCTCTGCCTTAGCAGACGCACGCCCCTTGGCATTAAGCCCACCCTTGGGGTTCTTGCCCTCTTTGCGGGTCCAAGCTGGTGTCTTTGCCATCTCAACCTACTTCTTCTTTTTGGACTTGCCAGCCTCGGACAAAGCAATAGCAATCGCCTGCTTCGGAGACTTTACAGTCGGGCCGGACTTGGAACCGGAATGCAGTTTCCCAGCCTTGTATTCCCGCATAACCTTAGAAATCTTCTTCTCGCCCTTGCTCTTCATCCAAGCCTCCCAATGCGAATTTCAATGTCGCTGCGCTCGTCGTCTTCGTACTCTTCTTCCGACTCCTCGTATTCCTCGGACTCGTCGGATTCTTCTCCGTCAGAACCTTTGGCAATCCACGCCGCGCACGTCCTCTTGGACGAGCACTTGAAGTCAAATATCTCACAAAATCCGACATCGCCCGCCTTAACAGCTTCCATCTTGTCGCCCTTCATGCCATCGCTGGCACCGGCTTCAATACACTTTAGCATGTCTTTGGACTGATTGAAGGCAGAGCATGTACCGCAAATCATCTTGCGCGCTTTGGCCGGTGACACCTCCCACTGAGATGCCATCTCGCGCCAAAAGCTATCGTCCTTATTATCGGGGTCCATTGGGCCGTAATTAGCCTTGGCAATCGCCTTGCCACGGTTCTGCATGTTGATTGTAGTATCTTTGGTGGCGACAGGGCATTTCATCATACTACTCCGCTAATACCACGCCGGATTGGTTTCCCCGGCCTCCAAGCCAATGCACGCCCACCTACCCCTGCTGCCACACTTGCAAACGTCAAGCACAGCGAATCTGCCAAGTCGGGCGAGCGCATCCCGCGCTTGCGCATACTATCCTTTGACTCGACCACCAGTTTCCCAACGCTGGAAAACGTGTAGCGAGGTGCCACCAG